CAAGGTTTAACTTTCCTCGCAAGAGTTTACCCTGATCCATATAATACAACGACCACATTCCAAGATCCTCTAAGAACATGGCGTAAATTACATATTACACAACGTGATCCGAACGTGCCAATAGCATCTGCAGCATTAGATAGACTGAGTGGATATTTGGTTACTGATGGTTTGACACCCGTGACGAGCCACTATGCACGTATGGTGACTAGATATTATGAAGGTTTGGATGATACAGAAACCGAAGAGGAACGTGGTAAGAGAATGACTGTTGGACGGGAGAAACCTTACTGGTTGACTGAGGGAGGATCGTGGCCCCAAGATGAGAATGATGTTGACTTAATGATTCGAGTTATTGCCGCTAGAACTGGGTTCGAGGAGGAAACTCTTAGAACATTGTGTTTAGAACTCGATGAATGTAATAACCCTTGGGCTGAATTTACACTAAACCGGAATGAGGAACCTAACCCATATAAAGATACATTGGATGAGGATGCTCTACCGTGTGGTGGCAGCGTGGACGATCGTTTATATCAAAATGACAAAAACAACATGCAATTACGAGCGCGTGGCGGGAATCCCCGCGGAGATGAAGGAACAACTTCAACCAATACTGTCAATGTTGAAGGCCGAAGAAGTAACAACGGTGGATCCAGGAGTGAAGAAAGACCTGGCCGCTTATCACTCATTCCTCGAAGGAGTGACTTTAAAGGTCCAAAGAGCAACGACAAGTTTGTTGGAAACCGAAGGTTCGGGCGACATTAGAAGGAAAGAGCGTAGCCAGTTCAACAACAATGGATTTAAACTCCAAACTTCTAAAAGTGACGAAAATGTTGCAGGAACTTCATCTCGAGATAGGAAACGTAGACCTACTAGTGGATCAAGAGACAAGAGTGGTGACTCGCGTAGAGGAAACTTACGAGGAGTTAGCCCAACGGCTAACATCGGGAGGAAGCGAGATGCTACGAATGGGATGCCATGCTCCAGAGTGAGTCATGAAGCGAGTGGCGGCGAGCAGAAACGGAAACGTCAACA